GATATTTTAATATTTAGTTGAAAATAAGTATTTTAATAGTGCGGTTGTGGCGAAACGGCAGACGCGCTGTCTTCAGGCGGCAGTATCTTTATGATGTGTGGGTTCAAATCCCATCAACCGCACCATATAAGAAGCATTGGTTTGATACAATATGTATCAGGCCTTTTTTTGCTTTAATAAGGGCTTTTTAACACTTTAGCGAATAAATTTCAATGTGAAAAGTAACCAAAAATAAGGATAAAAATATTAGACTGATAATAGGCTTACACGATTTGCTCGATTTTTACACGATTACAAGTCAATTTACACGATATGAATGATTTTTACACGATTACATTATTTTTTATTTTAATGAGTATGAATAATTAATTATAAAGACTATACAATCGATTATTCTTGTGCGATTGTGCTAATAGTTTTTACGTGATATAATTAAAAGATAATTCAACTTGGAGGGAAAAAATGATTAATAATTTAGAAGATTTTATACTTAAATTCAATGAGATTAAAAATATGGGGTGGATCAGGACGCATAGATCAGGCTCAACCGGAATAGGAAAAACGCTAGAAGACTTACTCGGAATAGATGAAAACAATATAGATGGTCCAGATTTCGCGGATTATGAACTAAAGTCGACACGTGTTAATTCCGGTAGTATGCTTACCCTTTTTACTAAGTCTCCACAACCTGCTAGATCAAATACTTATTTACGATTGAAATATGGATACTCAAGCAATGCTTATGATAATGATGAAAAAGTATTACATTCAACTTTAAATGCTGTAAGATTTGTACCGATTTCAAATACAGGAAAATTTTTAAAAGTCGAATGTGACTCAGACAAGATTTTTATTATGTCTAACGAAGGTCCAGAAAACGTATATTGGTCTAGAGAAACTCTCAAAAAATCTTTTGAAAAAAAGTATGCAAACAAGTTCATATATGTAAAAGCTGAATCAAGAGGATCAGGGTCTTTAGAAGAGTTTAATTTCATTTCAGCCCATGAAGTCTCCGGATTTGACTACGACTCAATGATACAACTTTTAGAAGAAGGTAAGATTTATGTGGATTTGAGAATTGGTCAATACCCAGACGGAAGAACACATGATCATGGCACGGGATTTAGGATTCGTGAAATTGATCAATACTTATTATTCAAAAATAAAGTGCAACTATAAAAATAAGAGGCAATTGCCTCTTATAGTTTTTTAAACATGATTATGTGTTCGTTTGACATTGTCCCTAAAGTTTTACCAGCTTCATTAGTTGGCGAGTTTTTTGATGGCATGACTTTGTTTGATATAACTCTATCCATAGTCATCATGTGGACAAGATTCAAAGCATTTCCAAATTCTACCATTATTTTGTCTGTTTGTAGAAGGTGACTCTTAACGGTTCTATTACCTACCACCCAAAACTGATATCCAGAATGATTGGTTTTATTTGATATTGCACACATAGATTTGTATAAATCTTCGTAAAAACTAAACACGTCTCCAGCTCTTTCGATGTCTTTTTCCATGATATGTGATAAAGAATTTCTGAGGGTTTCACTTGGTAGATTGAATTCAAACCCATTTCTATATTTGTTTCCACCCATAAGTGATTTATCTATCTTTGTAACTTCTGTATTGCTTTCGCTCATATCTATCCATTGTAGAGAGAGTCTACTAAATTCACCATACGCAACGGTTGTTCGGCTATCTCCATATGGTGGAGAGGTAATAATTAGGTCCGCACAGTTATCTTTCATTGATGACAACAACATAGAATTATCTGCAGTTATTTGCACTTTAGATTTTATATCGAAAGTTGAATATAATTCGCTAAATTGCAACATTTTATTAACGTTTCTATCTAGAATTTTAGTGAATTCATCTCTTACATTTGGACTAAATATCTTCACTTTCTCAGGTGGCATTCTAAACATCTTAAATTCGCCATTACGTCTGTTGGAGACCAATCTTATGGTTTCGCTAAAAGCCAATAGAAAGAAATTTTTAATATCTTCATTTTCAATAAAATCTATAGTGTCTTTAATAATCTGAAGCTCAAGGATGACATGGGGTTTAAACCAATAGCCTATATTGTTAAACTCCGGCATGACAACATCTTCTAGATTGAATTCCTTAATATAATCTTTTAAATAAGTTGGAGCAGAATCACCCCATCCTTTTTTCTCAGAATAATCTAAGTCAAATTTATTAGCTAAGTGCTCATTTATATTAGCAACATGAAACATTAATTTTTTATAATGAATGCTTAGTCTGGAACTAAAGAAGTTTATCGATGAAATAAGTTGATCTTGTTCTATAGGTGTAGTCTTCACTTTTGTTAGGAACAAAGCTAATGGATTTAGATCATTACCATAGACTTCATTAATTTGTGATAGAATACCTTCGATTAAAACTGTACCTGAACCTGAAAAAGGATCAAATATAGATTTAATTTCTCTTTCTGACTTCACAATTTTGATTAGATTTCTACTAATTGGATAAATCATCATTGCTGGATATGTATGTAATCCATGCGTTAGCTCACGTGTGTCATCATCTTTAAAATTCCAAAAATCATAAGGAAGCTTAGTGAGCTTGTCAATTATTCTTTTATCAATTTCACTTATTGCTTTATTTGATGTAGCTAAATTAACATCATTATCATTTTTTTTCATCTGAGTGTGTTTTTCCTTTTCTCTTTTAATTTCTACAGTGCATATAGTATCGTTGTGCCACCCGCCATGAGGGACTAAAAGAATCCGAGTCTTATCAAAACCATATGCATGGCCAATACCACCACTGTTCCAACCGAAAGTAATAACTTTTCCGTTTTGTTTAAGTATTCTTGAAATTTCGGCTTTATGTTTTGACCAGAACGATGCTTTTGTAGTATCCCATGTCACATTTATTCCGAAATTATTATATGATTCACTTACCTGTCTTGGGGAATAAGGTGGATCGTATAGAACTCCATCTACAGAGTTATCATCGAACATTTTCAAAAAATCAAGAGCATCAAGATGATAATTCGTATCGTATTCAGGATTGAGATCGTTTGTTACAGTTGCAATTTTGTTTTTATTTGCAAAAGGATCAATCCAAATGCCATCATTAATTTCTTCTAGTATTAAGTCTCTGATAGGTTTAATATCAAATGTGTTCTTATTTGGCATTGACCACACCCGTTCAATTATTAAGTTTGAATTATCTATTTTTTGATAAGGGATATTTTCTTTTTTTCTTTGATCTTGGGGTTTTTGAGTATTTGATGGAATTGCCCAATTGAGACCAAACTTTTTTGCTCCTTCTATTCTATCATCAACACAAAGAGCAGTTATTCTACGTTCAGAAATTTTCCATTTTTCTGATGCTTCTTTTACAGTCATGTATTCCATATGAAGTGATCACCATCCCATGTAAATATTATATTCTTTTCTCGGAATAATAGCAAGGGCAATATTATAATTTAATCGCAATTAATCTTATAATTGTGCTCAATTATAGACGAAGCGATCAGCTCATAATTGAGTTGATCGCTATTTTTTATATAAATAGGCTTGGTAGATTATAAAATACTTGAGTAACCTCTTGACGGACTGTTGCGTTATTACAATCAAGAAGAGCTATTTTTAATTTAACTCCCTCCTCAGAAACATGAACATATAAATCTTTGTGTGTGCGAATGTATGTTGCGGTCTCACGTGTGAAGCCGTTCCTTTGGAGGAAGATAGTCAACTTATTCGTGGATCCATATTCCACATATTCGTACCAATCATTATCAAAACTATCTTCAATCCCATGAAATTTCTTAAATTCTGTTGAGAAACGTAAGAAGTAGTTTGAAAGTTTAAACAATATGATATTATCTATCAAATTAAGAGTGTCCGAAATTACAATGTTTCTATGCTCTCTCGTATCTTCATAATTAACTGTTGAACCATTGATTCGGATTGTCTGATTATCATTGTTTTGTTTGTATTCGATAGCTTTTGTTATGATTTGATTTAACCCATAACCGGTCATCCACTGATTAAGGATAACCGCATACCATCTTAATGTAGCCAGTTGTCCATGCTCGTTAGTTTTTCCAATTGATCCTCTCTCATAGAATTCCCACATAAAAATTGAACTAAGCTCTTCTAAAAAAGCAACCAGTTGGTGGTAATCTATAATACTATTTTGGAGTGGCGGATAGGTTAATCCTTCAGAAATAGCATGTGATAATCTTTTGTTTTGATCTATGGACACATTTATATCATCATCAGGTACATGTTTTTGATCATTTAAGAATTTTTTTCTTATTTTGTGAATGACATCTTCATTTAACAGAGATTCAAAAGCATCAATGACAACACTGTGACTGTTTGTTGTAATATCTCTTAGAAGTATTAGTGCAAATTTTCTCATTAATGCATAGTTATCCTCAGTTTGACTTTGTGGATATTTAAGAAGTTTTACATCTCCTTGAGATAGTGATTCGATTATTTTTTGTTTTTGTCCTTTAGAAAGTGATGAGAGAAGTGACAATTTTTGCTCTGGAATAGTTTCAGAAACAAGGCTTTCATATTTATCAATTGCTTGATTCTCTTTATAGCGAACAAGAAATACGTTTCCAAACAAATTATACTCAATTCTACCGACACGACCGATTAAATTTTTAAATTCTACAGAAGTCATATTACTCGTAGCTCTTTTGTAGCTCATTACAAATAAATTATCTGCTGGGAGATTAACGCCTTCAACCAGTGTACTAGTGCAAAAAAGTGTAGTTATTTTGCCATTTTTATATAAAGTTTCTATATCTGAACGAATGTAATTTGGTAAATATCCTACATGAAATGCAACACCTTTTTTTATTAATTCAGGTAGATAGTAATCAGAATGAATATCATTTTCAATTTCATTTGCTAAAGCTAATAAATCTGTATCATCATTTCTATCAGGTAAATCACTTGCAAACTCCCGTGCGAATTCTATAGCGCTTGCTTTTGAGTTACAGTAGATTATACTTTGTTTGTTGCTATGATGGTTACTTAAGTGCTTAATTAGTCCAATATGACTATATTCTAATGTATCTTCAAAGGATGGAAGATCACTGAAATCATTAGTCAAATCGTTAAAAATTGATATATTATTATCTACTAAGTCCACCAAATATTGAAGATGACTTACTGGGGAAAATGTAGTGATCAATGATCTTGCTTTTTTATTATCTACCCAGGGTAATAATTTCAAATATTCTTCAGGGTTTGGAATATTAGGAGATGCAAATACTATATTAGTTTTATGTTCTCTTTGACTTAGCATATTGGTCACTTTGTAATAGAAAGCACTTCTTTCATCACCAGAAGAAATCTTATGAGCTTCGTCAATAAATAAATAATCAATGTTTATAAGTGGATATGAAATTAAAAGATATAGTAATCTTTCAGGTGTTAAAATGAAGATGTACTTGTGTTCGTCCTTTAGTGCTAGTGCTCCAGATGAGTTTATTACAACATAATTCTTTTGGTTAAGAGTTTCTTTTAAATCATTAATAACGTTTTTTGTTATCTCACTAATTAAAGCTTTTGTTGGAACTAATATCGCAAAATTTCCATTACTATCGTTAAGGATCTTTTCTTTTATGAATATTCTTAAAAGGAATGATTTACCGAGAGAAGTAGGACCAGAGTAACTAAATGATTCTTCATTTAAGCGATCATAAATTGCTTTTTGTGGGTGGAAGAAATATTTTCCATCCTGGAAAGGTACGGCCAAGTAATGTTTATCAAATTTAGAAAATATATCATCGAGCAATGATAAATTTGTATATTCTGATTTTATGAGTTCTAAACCTCGATAGTTACCAATCACTTCTAGAATTGATTTTGCGTACAGTTTCACTTTTTCATTTTCTGGATAGAGATAATGTAGAAGTGCAATTATTTGCTGAGATAACTCTCTATGCTTTTCAGAATATGTAGATTTTGATAATAAATCAGCAAAACGTAATGTGTCAATAATATTAATTTCTTTTGACTGTTTGTCGTCCAAATTAAAAACCTTTAAAGTGTAATTATGAATGATTGCTGAGTATAACTCAATGAGATACTCGTTTTTTTCAATATCAGAAAAAATCTCTTCACCAAGTGTTTGGTTACGCGGAGCTATCATTTATGCCACCTCCAATGAAGCGTTCATTATTGTGTTTTTGTCAATTTCAGCATCGATTAAAGGTAAAACATAAAAATAGAATGAATGGCTCATAAGTCCTGAGTCTTTTATTTTATTCTCGATGTATGGAACTACTGATAGAATATCCGCCTGCATTCTTGTCTTTAAATAGTCAATGAAATCTTTATTGTTTAAACTATCTGTTCCATCAAGAGATATTGAATATCCTAGAAAGACTCCAAATGATGTATCGGGATAAGGAAGTGGGTCTTTTTTTGGAACAAGTGTTTGCTTTAGGAAATTAGTTGTATCTCTCTCAAATGTAGAATCTAAAATATTGGCGTCAACCAGTTCAATTTCATCAACTATATTTGCCAATATGTCTGCTATCTGATTAAACGCATGATCGATTGCAGAACTAAGATCGTTTATCGTTTTTGACGCCCCAAAAGCTAATTGATGATTTCGAATTCTTAAATCATTTGATGGTAGTAAATGAACACCAGAACTTGAGCTTTTAAAGGTTCCACTTAACTTGTTCAATTCAATTTTACTCAGTACTTTAGGCGCACCAAGAGCACATTCTAAAAAGGAGTATAGCATCATTTCCGAAAAATGATCTCCTAAAGAAAGAGTTGGATTAACTTTTTTTAACTCTTTAATGGCATCAAAGGCAAGAGTTTCGAAGTTATCATTTACTTTATACTCATTCCTCTTAGCACGAGAAAAAACATATCTTCCCACATTATTTAGAATAAAAGAGTTGATATCCCTAAAACTAAATTCTTTATTTTGGAATTTCAAGGCATAGATTTTGATAGTTGATTGATTAGGTGTAATTAGAGCACCTGTATGTGATACTTCAAAAAATGTTTTATCGAATGCTTCTTGTCTGGCTGTGAATGACAGTGAAGTATTTACTCTTAATGGATTATCATTAAAATGAATCTTATCTCTTTCGGAATCAAAAGTATTGAGATATGCGTTATCAATTTCAGGAGTAGCTTCATTAGGTATTTTTAAACAATACATTGTTACATTTGCAAGTAGAGCCGCTAAAGAGAATGTAGAACTAATGATAATTGCATTTTTTGAGTAATGTGGATTATCACCAATAACCGTTGTATCGGGCAAAGAACTTTCAGCAGATAGCAAATCTTTAATAGCTAGAACTATATTTGCTTGCTTTATTGGAGAGAGTTTTTTAATTAAACCATCAGCATAAATGGAACTTAACGAATCTGCATTACCACTTGCTGCTGCTCCAGCTAGATTTGTAGCTAGACTTGTGCCTCTTTTATAGTGACCAATAGTTCCCTTATTGGAATCGTAATCAAAATCACTATTAAACAATGGTCCAACAACAGACTTGAAAAGAGTCTCATCATTGATACTTACTTTGGCTTGGAATAATATCTTGTAATATGAACTAAAGCACAGTTTTTTCATAGTTTCTGCTCCTTGTGCTCAATGGTAAGAATATCACCAATATTACAATTGTAAATTTTACATATTCTGGCTAGGACTTCCAATTTAACTGGGAGTCCTTTTCCCATTTTTGCCATAGTTGAAGATGCAATATTTGCTTCCTTCATTAGGTCTTTCTTTTTTTTGTTGCTATCAATTAAAATTTTCCATAGTCCATTGTAATTGTAAGTCATAGATATAACACCTCCAATATTATATTAATTATAACATGTAGAAATAAAAAATATAATAAAACAGAGAAAAAATTTGCGTTTGCAAAGCAATATTATATACCAACACATTACCAAAGAAATACCAACAGTTTGCCCCATTATTTTTTTACACGATTATATTATACTTACCGTGAATTAAGAAAAAGCTATCTTGATTCGTACTTCACAGCCTTAGCTAAGCTGGTCACAATGAAGTACAGAAAACAATTAAATCATGCAGTTCGATCTTTTGTGAGGAGAGGTCTGCAAATTGAAATGGAGTTATTCAACTAACCCTTCTTTTTGCGACCCCTTAGAACTGCCTACACGACTGAGAAAAGAATATCTCCATTTTTAGAAAACAAATCTAAATTGGAGGTATTTTTTTATGAGGCTTACAAAAACAGAAAAGAATCAGAATCCTAAACTATATGGTTATGGAAGCTTAGTTGAACTTCAAAGTGATCCAGATAATACATTGACACACTGGATTCCTTATAAAGATGCTGATGGTGATTTAAGGTTTATTCCTTGCGATGAGGAGTATTTTCACTTTCACAGAAATGAAGAACGAAACGAAAGACGTAGAAGAGATACCGAATCACGATGTCTAATTCCATCTGAGAAGTTTGGATTAGTGAAATGTCGTGCTGATTGTAGTCTGTGTCCAAAGGTAAGAGACGGTCTACCTATCTCTATTGATTACATGCGCGAGAATTATGATTTCGATTTCAAGGATGAATCTTATGAAGAACATCAGGAACAACTCAAAAAACAAGAACAAAGTGACTTCATTTGGAATCTCGTCAGTGAGTTTAATGAAACAGATCAACTGATTTTGGAATATTTCGACGAAGGAAAGACTGATGCTGAAATAGCTGCAGAACTTAATAAGGCAAGAAGCACCATACAAGAACGCAAAACCAAATTAATCATGCTTCTTATAGAAAAATATGAAAAAAATAAAAAATAACCGGCAAACCAAAACAAACCTCGCCATTAATCCTTTGAAGAGGTAGAACGACCTTTTCGTGAAACCAAAGGAGGTTTAGAAATGAAGAAAGAACCAAAAGCCGATAAGCCTTATCTGACGGATAAGGATTTAGTCGAAACATTACTGCTTATCAGTGAGACGACTAAAACATTGGCACTGGAAGTGATGTTGCTTCCAGAAGAAACGGATAGTAAAGAAGGAGGGATTACAGATGTCAAGAAGTCCAACGATCCACAGTAGAAAGTATAGCCCGAGCAAGAGTAGTACATGGTTAAACTGTCCACTTAGTACGCTCTTAAATGATGGATCAAGCCAGGAAACCAATCCACAAGCTGAGTTTGGAACACAGTGCCATGAATTAGGAGCTGTTCTGATCAGTAAGTCATTAAATTTAATCGATTATGACAGTGAGGTTAAATCGGTTGAGGATGTCATCAAAGAACTTGATATGTATTCAGAAGAGATGCAAGAAATCGCAGATGGATACGCAGACTTTGTTATTCAGACGATTGAATTTGAAAAGAAGAGAACAGATACAGAACCACTCATCGTTATCGAGCAGCATCTTGATATGGATTTTGATGATGATGCGGGAGGAACCTTAGATTGTGGAATCATATCATCTTTAGATGGTGGAACGCTCACAGTGATTGACTTGAAAACAGGTCGCACACCAGTTTATGCATTTGATAGTGAATCAGGACTGTTTAACTCTCAACTAGGTATCTATGCGCTCTACTTTTACAAAGCCTACAAGGATTTATATCCAGTAAAAAAAGTCAGACTTGTTATCTACCAACCAGTGATCAACAACACAAATGACCATGAGATGCCGATCGAAGAGTTACTTCAGTTTGAATTGAATGTTCTAATTCCAGCAGTGAAAAGAACAAAAGCAGAAAACCCAGAAGCGCATCATGGTAAGTACTGCAGATACTGTGCGGGTAAAGCGATATGTGCAAAGCGAGCTGAGGCTAACAAAGAAATCATACAAGCGTTAAAAAAACCAGTAACGACTATGACAGATGATGATATCGAAGCATTACTACCACACTTGGATGAAGTCATTCAATACGCAAAAGATGTGATGGAGTTTGCCATCAAGAAAGCACTCAATGGTCACAGGTGGTCTAAGTACAAGCTCGTTCATACTAAAGGGTCAAGAAAGATCACCGATGAAGAAGGTGTCATCAAGGCTTGTGAACAAGAAGGTATCGATCCTTATGCACCAAAGAAGGTAGCTGGGATTACAGAACTTACTAAACGAATAGGTAAGAGTAAAGTTGAGGCCCTCATAGGAGCTTATATCAATATGCAACTAGGCTCATTAGTTTTGGTACCAAAAAAAGATCCTCGTGAAGAGGCAAATATGATTGAAGAAGGAGATAAATAAAACATGTTAAAAATTATTGAAGGTAAAGAAAAACGTCCACTAAAAATTGTCATTTATGGTCCAGAGGGAATCGGTAAATCAACCTTTGCCAGTCAGTTTCCAGATCCGTTATTCATTGACACCGAAGGTGGCACAAGCAATTTAGATATTAGAAGAATCAAGTGCAATAAATCATGGGATGAATTGATCTCAGTAGTGAAAGAAATTATTGCTAATCCAACGATATGTAAAACAGTTGTTTTAGATACCGCAGACTGGGCTGAATCATTATGTACAAATGCAGTGTGTGAGAAGTATCGGAAGAACAACATTGAAGATTTTGGTTATGGTAAAGGGTATGTCTATTTAGTTGATGAGTTTTCAAAACTGCTCACTCTGATGGATCAACTGATCGAAGTAGGTATAAACGTGGTCATTACAGCACATGCAAAACCGAGAAAGTTTGAACTCCCAGAAGAACAAGGAGCTTTTGACCGCTACGAAATGAAACTATCTAAACAAGTGGCACCACTTATCAAGGAATGGTCTGATGCACTCTTCTTTGTGAACTACAAAATATATGTCATAACAACAGAAAATAACTCCAAGAAAGCTCAAGGCGGAAAGCGTGTTTTATACACAACACATAATCCTACTTATGATGCTAAGAACAGATACGATTTACCAGAAGAACTCGAACTCAGCTTTTCATCCATCGCGCACTTATTTGAAGAGCAAGAGTTCACAAAGCCTGAAGCACCCTTTCCTGATCCCAAAGATATAACGAGTGTTTCAATCATAACAAAACTAGAAAAAATGATTGAAGATTCAAATTTAACAGCGATTGAATTACAACAAGTGGTTGCAGCTAAAGGTCATTATCAAGAAACAGAACCGATTACCAATTATTCAGACGATTTTATAACCAGATGGATCATCCCAAATTGGAAGAAGATCGTAGAAACTATTAAAAAAAATAAAGGAGAACAATAACCATGATAGATAACAAAGATATGTTGATGGATTGGAACGATGCCATCGAAGAAGACGGTCAGGAGTATGTCTTACTACCTGAAGGTGATTACAATTTCACAGTCACAAATTTTGAGCGTGGTAGATTTCCTGGTGGACCCAAAGTACCCGCATGTAACAAAGCAACCATAACAGTTCAAGTAGATACCAAAGAAGGCATTGCAACAGTTAAGTTTGATTTGCTTCTATATCGTTCTTTAGAATGGCGTATTTCATCATTCTTTAGATGTATTGGTCAGAAGAAACATGGTGAAAAGTTAACGATGGACTGGAATAAAGTGATTGGATCTAAAGGTCGAGCTCATTTTAAACAAAGATCATACACGAACAATCAAGGTGAAGAGAAGTTTACAAACGATATTGATCGTTTCATCGATTACAACGAAGAGTTCTTTATTCCTGACGATCTTCCATTTTAGGAGGTATCAGTCATGGTATTAAGACCTTATCAAAATGAAGCTGTTCAAGCAATAAGAAACGAATGGAAAGACGGACATCAAAAAACGCTATTAGTACTTCCAACTGGTACTGGTAAAACAGTCGTATTTTCAAAGGTTGTTGAAGAGGAAACTAAAGACGGAAGTAACGCATTAATTCTTGCTCATCGTGGAGAGTTGCTCGATCAAGCTTCAGATAAATTAAAAGAAACGAGTGGATTGGATTCAGCTTTGGAAAAGGCTGAGTCTAGTTCCATCGGTTCAAAAAAGCGAGTGACTGTTGCATCAGTACAAACTCTATCACAAGAAAAAAGACTCACAGCATTTGCTAAGAATCACTTCAAGACCATAGTAGTAGATGAAGCACATCATTCCATGAGTGATACCTATCAACGTATACTTACTCATTTCGATGGGGCTAATGTACTCGGAGTGACTGCAACTCCAGATCGCTCTGATCAGAAAAGTTTAGGAAAGTATTTTGATTCAAAAGCCTATGAATATTCTCTTCACCAAGCCATTAGAGAAGGTTATCTTTGCCCAGTTAAAGCACAGATGATTCCACTTGAACTTGATATTCACAGTGTTAGCGTTTCAAATGGTGATTATGCAGTAGGTGAAATAGGATCCGCATTAGAACCTTACTTAAATCAAATTGCACTTGAAATGTTGAAGTACTGCAAAGGCAGAAAAACTGTTGTGTTCTTACCGCTAGTTAAAACATCTCAAAAATTCTGCGAGTTACTGAATTTACACGGTATTAAAGCAGCAGAAGTTAATGGAAACAGCACAGACCGAGATGAGATCTTAGCTGACTTTGAAGACGGTGAATATGATGTGTTATGTAATTCCATGCTTCTTACTGAAGGTTGGGACTGCCCAGCTGTGGATTGCATCATCGTACTTAGACCAACTAAGATTAGAAGTCTCTATCAACAAATGGTAGGTCGTGGGATGAGACTCCATCCAGGTAAAGAGGAGTTATTATTACTAGATTTTCTATGGATGACAGAACGCCATGATTTATGTAGACCATCAGCACTGATTTCTAAGGATGCAGAACTTGCTAAACGTATCGATCAAAAGATGATGGATAAAGAAAGTGGTATTGATTTACTTGCTGCTGAAAAAGAAGCTGAAAATGATGTGATACAAGAACGCGAAGATGCACTTGCTAGAGAACTAGCAGCCATGCGTAGAAAGAAAACTAAACTCGTCGATCCTATTCAATATGCTTTCTCTATTGCAGCAGAAGATTTAGCAAATTATGAACCTGCATTTATGTGGGAGATGGGACCAGCAACTGAAAGACAACTTGATTACTTAGAAAAACATGGTATTTATTCAGAAGCAGTAACGAGTTGTGGGATGGCTAGCATGCTTATTGAAAAACTTAAGAATAGACAAATTGAAGGCTTAGCTACACCAAAACAGATCCGTTTCTTGGAACGTTATGGATTCTTACATGTTGGTATGTGGGCATTTGATGCAGCAAGCAAAATGATTACACGAATCGCAGAAAACAACTGGTTTTTACCAAGAGGTATCAATGCTACAAGTTATCAACCGTAGGAGGATTTAAATGGACAATTTACTTGATGCTTTAAAACAGATTGATGTATCAGAAGTATCTTATCAAGAATGGATAAATATAGGCATGGCACTTAAAGCTGAAGGATATGATTGCTCGGTATGGGATAACTGGAGTCAAAATGATGCTCGCTATAAACAAGGTGAGTGTGATAGAAAATGGAGGAGCTTTGCTGGCTCCTCTAATCCCATAGCCGGAGGAACGATTATAAAAATGGCGAAAGACGCAGGATGGGTTCCTTATGTTCATGAAAACGGTGCACTTATGGAATGGGATGACATCATCGAATACGATGGCGATGGCATGATCTATGATCCCACTGTTAGTATGAGCCCAACTGAACAGCTTGTAAAATATCTTGAAATATTATTTAAAAGTGATGAATATGTTGCGTATGTAACAACGGATGTTTGGCAGAATGCCGATGGCAAATGGATGCCAGGTAGAGGCCAGTATGACAGAATAGCTAAAGAATTAATTGATTTACTTAAAAAACATCCAGATGATATCGGTGCAGTGATTGGCGATTGGAAAGATGAAAGTGGTGCATGGATTAGGTTTAATCCAGTCGATGGTAGTGGCGTTAAGAATGAAAACATTACAAGATTCACCTATGCATTAGTTGAATCAGATAATATACCCATTCCAGAACAAGATGCAATCTATCGAAAGTTTGAACTTCCTATCGCTTGTTTAGTTCATAGTGGCAGTAGAAGTCTACATGCTATCGTTAGAGTTGATGCAAGTGATGCAGAAGAATACCGTAAGCGTGTGGAATACTTATATGGTTTCCTAGATAAGAATGGACTCAAGGTTGATACAGCTAATCGAAATCCATCAAGATTATCACGATTACCTGGTGTGACTCGAAATGGCATTATTCAAACATTGATTGATACTAACATAGGTAGACGTAATTGGAATGAATGGCTGGATTTTGCTGAAGGTATTGTCGATGAAATGCCTAGACTAGATTCACTGGATGAAGAGTTATCGCATTTACCTCCTCTAGCACCTGAACTTATTGAAGGTGTTGTTAGAGTTGGACATAAAATGCTTATTTCAGGCTCATCTAAAGCAGGGAAAAGTTTCTTATTAATGCAACTAGCTATCGCATTATCTGAAGGTGGTAAGTGGCTAGGTTTTCAGTGCAAGAAATCAAAAGTCCTCTATGTGAATTTAGAAATAGATAGAGCAAGCTGCTTGCATCGTTTTGATAAGATTTATAAAGCACTAAAACTTGTTCCTAAGCATAGCGGAAATATCAAAGTTTGGAACCTACGTGGTCGAGCAATGCCTTTAGATAAACTTGTACCGAAGCTTATAAGAAAAGTTGCAAATCAAGGCTTCGATGCAATTATCATAGACCCTATATACAAAGTAATTACAGGCGATGAAAACAATGCTTCTGAAATGGGAGCTTTCTCTAATCAATTTGACAAAATTTGTAATGAAACAGGATGTGCAGCCATCTACTGTCATCATCATTCTAAAGGCTCTCAAGGTTTTAAAAGAGCGATGGATAGAGCTTCTGGTTCAGGAGTATTTGCGCGTGATCCAGATGCACAGCTCGATATGATTCAACTTGAAACTACCGATGAATTTATGGCTCAATACGCAGATGTACAAACATCTACAGCTTGGAGACTTGAAAGTAGTCTAAGAGAATTTGGTAACTTCAAGCCAGTCAATTTTTGGTTTGAGTACCCGATTCATAAACTTGATGATAAAGGTATATTAAAGAAACATTATGCAGAAGGTGACCCTAAAGCAAATTTAGAAAAAAGTGGTAAGAGAAATCAGACACCTGAATCTAGAAAAGAGGAGTTCGATGCTGCATTTGAAATAAATAAGAACGAAGACAATACATGTTTAGTATCAGTACTTGCAGAATATTTAGGAGTTACTGATCGTACAATCAGAAAACGTGTACAAGAATTCGAAGATAATTACATTAATGAACATGGTGTAATTTCACCTAGAAAACCTTAAATGGAATATAGGAAAAATGACTAATTCCCTCTTAAATTATGGAATTTGGAATAAAGGAAAAATCTACCTTTGTTCCGTTTTAGAAAAAAAGTGGAATATAGGGCTTATATATAGGTATGTTCCATTACCGCTGACGCATGTTTGTAGGATAGGGCTTGTAAGTCTGCCCTATCCCAAACAAATGCATCATCGTCAGCACTTGCCTATCTGCACCTAAAAATTAAAAAAATGGAGGTAACTATGAAAATATTCCTGTTACTAGATCCGCCTACAGTTACCGCACAACAAAATAAAATTGCTCTTGTCAAAAACAAACCAGTATTTTATAAACCAGAGAAATTAAAAGAAGCAAGAAGAATAATCATCAAACACTTAAAACCATTTAAACCTGAAAAGCCGATAGAAGGTCCGATTAAGCTTAATGTCATATGGAGGTTTCCTAAAGGTAAAAGACATAGACATTTTGAGTGGAGGGCAACAAGACCTGATACCGATAATTTGGAAAAGATGCTGAAAGATTGTATGACTGAGGTTGGATTTTGGATTGATGATGCACAGGTAGTGATAGAGCATGTTGAAAAGGTATGGTCAGATGATCCGACTGGGATCGCAATTGAAATAGATGTATTAAGCAAATTCAAGGAGGAAACAAGATGAATGTAAAAGAATACTTAAGCAGATATCACAATACAGAACTTAAAATATCACGTTTGCAAGTTGAAGTTGAAGAATACATTCGTCTTGCAAACTCTATACCAGGTGTTAATTTTGATCAGATTCGTGTTGATGGAACTAAAAGTCTAGAAGCACCTTTTGAGAAATGGATACGTAAGGCTTTAGATAATGAAAACTTAATCGTGTATTTGAAAAGGAGACTTCCAATCATAAAAGGTGAAATCATGTCAGTTATTGATGAACTTGAAGACACTGAACTTAGAAAAGTTTTGATCTATCGATATATAGATTGGTTAAGTTGGAATGAAATAGCAGCTAAGATGTTCGTATCTATTTCGACACTAAAAAGGTGGCATATAAAAGCACTAAGCTTATTGAAAATTTAGAGAAGTAATGTAAAATATAGATAATACATTATTTTACTGAACAAATATAATAAGAAAGGGGAAATGAATATGCCAAAATTTAAAGTAGTGATAAACTATCAAAACGGTGAAACTTATGAGTTAGATGAGTTATATGACTCATATGAAGAAGCTGAAGAAGCTGCATTAGAAGACATTAGTAACTGGCATGCTGGTGGAGAAGTATTAGAATTATCAAATCCAGGTGATTATCCATATGATCCTGATGATGCACCAGATTATGATATCTTTGAAGAAGACGATGAAGAAGACGAAGATGATGATGAAGAAGATGAAGATGATGAGTAATTAGTTAGTAATAAAAATGGACTCTGATGGACCACGATGAACCGTTGTGAATTTGTCAAGGGTGTGTTATGATTAAACTGAGCAAAGCTATAAACAACAGGGAATACTGGCTTTAAAACCAGCCTAGAGACACTTAAAGAATTCAGAGATGAGTTCTTTTTTGTTTTTGCAGAGATACTTGTAGTATTCCAACTGGTGAATAATTACAATTTTTTGTATACAGTTGGAGTGATTGAATGAAAGGAAAAATGCTTGATCTATATGAGCGATGGGATGAATCAGGACATTTAGAGGTTAAATTAAAAGCCATATCTGAAATGATATCTAAAAGAGCAACTCAAAAACAGATTGCTGAATATCTAGGAATTACAGAGAAAACAATTATTAAACTTAAGAAAGCACATCCAAAGTTTAATGCAGCCTTTCAGTATGGAGATGAAGAATTAAAGCAAAAACTACTCGATGCCATTTATCAACGCGCGATAGGTTTTGAATATGAAGAAACACAAACAGTGATTGAAGAAACAAAGACTGGAACTAAAAAGCGCATCACTAAGTTTAAGAAACAGTCACTACCTGATATCACAGCAATTAAATACTTACTCATTACGAAATTTGGTATTGAGTATAACGAAAAGAAAGCAGAAATTGAACTTATGCAAAAACGCATAGAAAATGGCGAGGAGGTTTGGATGAATGAATATCGTGATGAAGCAAGTATCAGTACTCCAAGAGTACGAAAACAATCCAAGAAACAATGACGAAGCGATCAAAGCTGTTGCTAACTCGATAAAGGAATTTGGATTTAAGGTTCCAATAGTTATTACAAGTGACAACGTCATCATAGCTGGACATACGCGCTTAAAAGCCTCTGTGTCGCTTGGTTTAGAAGAAGTGCCATGTATTGTCGCAGATGATTTAAATGAGGCACAAATCAAAGCCTTTCGCTTAGCGGATAACAAAACAGCTGAACTTGCCACTTGGGATTTATCAAGACTTGAAGAAGAGTTAGCTGGTATTGACATAGATATGCTTCAGTTTGGATTTGAAGAAATGGAAGAACTGCTTCCAGATAATGCAGCAGATGATGATTTCGATATTGATGATGAAATTCCAGAGATACCTTTTTCTGAGATTGGTGATATTTACGAACTTGGACCTCATCGACTCATGTGTGGTGATTCAACAGACGCAAAACAAGTTGAAACATTACTTAATGGTAACACAGTAGATATGTTATTTACCGATCCGCCTTACAATGTTGACTATGAAGGAACAGCTGGAAAAATCAAAAACGATAAGATGGAAGATAATACCTTCTATCTTTTTTTATACAGTGCATTCCAGAACATGTTCAATCATACAAAACCAGGTGGTGCGATCTATGTTTGTCATGCAGATACTGAAGGTCTAAACTTTAGAAACGCATTCAAGAATGCGGGGTTTAAATTAGCTGAATGTCTCATTTGGGTAAAAAATGCATTAGTGCTTGGAAGACAAGACTATCACTGGAGACATGAACCTATTCTATATGGATGGAAAGAAGGAGCTGCTCATTACTTTGTTGATGATCGCTCTCAAGATACCATCTGGGAATATAATAAACCAAGAAAAAATGAAGAGCATCCAACCATGAAACCTTTAGAGTTAGTTGGAAAAGCTATCAGCAATTCATCAAGACGTCATGAATCGGTATTAGATTTATTTGGAGGATCTGGATCAACGATGATCGCATCTGATCAATTGGATCGAAAATCATATCTGATGGAACTTGATGAAAAGTTTATTGATGTCATTGTGAAACGTTATATTAAACATAAGGCATCTAATGATAATTGTTATTTGATTAGAAATGGAAAAAGGTCTCCACTGAGCAATTTTGAATACTTTGAAAATAAGTCACTATAGTGAAAAAAGTACTTGCTATTATGTCTCTTTAGAGTGATATATAGAGTAACCAAAAAATTATAAGGAGACTAAAGTTATGGAAAAACAAATTAAATTATCTGAATGGATTGAAAGATTTAAATCAGGCGAGTTTGACAGACCTGACACAACAACCCAAATTAATGCAGGATGGTTCGATTGGTTTTGCAGAGATACAAGCTTAGCCAATAAAACTAAGAAGATGGGTAACATCATCAAGCAAATCAAACCAGGCGGAAAAGTAGACCTTGAGACAAGTTATGTGTGGTTTAAAAATAACTGCCCACTCAATGGTCCATTATTTGATGATTTCAGAATTGCAGATATCGAAACCAATAATAACCTCATCGTCATTCAAATTGATTGTGTATGGAATGATTCAAAATATACAGTTTATGAAAGACTTGACGGATTTGATAAACCTGCATATAAAACAAACTCATCGAGAGAACTTGTTAAATGGTTAAACAAAGGATGGAATGAATAATGTATAAAGAGTTCAATGCACATCCAAAAGGTATTAAAACAACCGATTGTGTTGTAAGAGCAATCGCAACTGCAACAAGCAAAGACTATCTCGAATGCAGAAGAGAACTGAATCAAGCAAAACGAGAACTTGGATATTCTAATTACAAAGATACGAAGTTCTTATACGATTATTTGAAAGATTATCCAAGACTCATATTTAAGCCAGTAAAAGGAGAACCAAGAATCAAAGGTAGCGACTTTACAGAGTTGCATCCAAAAGGAACTTACATTTTAAAGATGGCAGGACATGTCGCAGCGTGTATCGATGGAGTTATTCTGGATACTTGGGATTGTTCATACCGATCTGTTTATACAGCATGGGAGATAACAAAATAAATAATTAGGAGCGCAAGCTCCTTTTTTACTCGTTAATGAAGGAGATGATGGAATGCAAGTCATAACAAGTGAATCAGTATTTAGTGGACATCCGGATAAGCTCTGTGATCAAATAAGTGATGCGATACTAGATGTAATACTAGAACAAGATAAAAATGCACGAGTAGCAGTAGAAACAGCGATCAAGGATGACCTAGTATTTATCTTTGGTGAAGTTACAACAACTGCAAATGTGGATTACAAAGATATAGCAAAAAAGAAACTCTTTGAAATCGGCTATGAAGATAACTTTGCAGTCATGGAAAAGATTAGTAAGCAATCAGCAGATATTGCACTTGGAGTTGATTCAAGTGAAACACATGAACAAGGCGCAGGTGATCAAGGGATTATGTTTGGTTATGCATGTAACGAAACACCAGAGTTAATGCCACTACCGATTATGCTGGCAAATCAAATTTCTAAAGAGATTGACAAAGCTCGTAAAGAACAATATGCACATATCTTTGGTCCAGATGGCAAATGTCAGGTATCTGTTTTATATGAAAAAGGTAAACCTAAAAAAGTGCAAACAATCGCTGTTTCAGCACAAACAAAATCATGGATACGAAGAGAATTATACGAAGATCTCATAATCAATGAAATCTTGCCTAAAGTATTCGATGATAATACTATAAAAGAAGCAGAAATATTAATTAATCCAACAGGTGAGTTTGTCATTGGTGGACCTTATGCAGATTCAGGCTTAACGGGTAGAAAGATTATTGTAGATACTTATGGCGGCTACGCTAAGCATGGCGGAGGTGCGTTTTCTGGCAAGGACGTAAGCAAGGTTGATCGTAGTGCGGCTTATTATGCCAGATACGTTTCAAAGACCGTTGTAGGGGCAAATCTTGCGACACGTTGCGAGTTACAACTAAGCTATGCAATAGGAATAGCAAAACCTGTCAGTGTCTATGTGAATACATTTGGAACCGGAGTAATAAGTGATGAGAAAATTCAGGAACTAATAACTGAAGTATTTGATTTTAGACCACAAAGCATAAGAAAAGAACTCAACCTTGATAGTGTTAAGTTCCAGGAGTTAGCGAAGTATGGTCACTTCGGCCGTGAAGATTTAGATGTTCGTTGGGAACATATAGATGATAAAATTGTTGAACTGAGAAAGCTATATGAGAAAGCCTAAAGAACTGCACAGGTTCTATAAGTCTGCAGCATGGCAAGTAGCAAGAGAAATTAAGATAAGAGATGTTAGTGGCAAGTGTGAACGTTGTGGTGCATTAGGTGAAGAAGTGCATCATAAGACAAGACTTACGGTTCTTAATTATATGGATACATCTGTCAGCTTGAATCAAGATAACTTAGAGTTGTTATGTAGAAAGTGTCACAATGCAGAACATAAGCGTTTCTCAAAAGATATAGAATTTGATGATGATGGGAACTTAATTCATAGATAACCTCGAATAAATAAATGTTGTTTGGTATAATGTTTATAAATGGAGGATATGAAAATATGGATGATTTAAATAATCTTTTAAGTGAATTGATTAGTTTTTGTGAAAGTATACGAAATCTCGGGGTTGCAACAAACATAGATGAATTAAGAAAAAAATTTATTGAATTAAAAGAAAGAGTTAGAAAATTATTTCCAAAAGCTAGCTTATTCAATAAAAAAATATGGCATGAAAGTGATTTCGATTATAAATTGCCTCAAATGCAAGAGGAGTGTAAGGAGTTAATCGATATAGTTATTGATGGACTATCCCCCCACTAACCTTGATGTATTTTTCGAGGGGTACCGCACAGGGGGGCAATTAAAAAATGGAAGCCAAAATTTTTGAAAAACTGAAAAATGATTGGGAAAGAGGAAAATGCTATGAGTTTTGAAATTGTAAAAGGCAAACTATATGATGCATTCATAGCAGATAAAAGTGTATTTAACGAAATTGAAAGCAAAATTTTATCTAATATAAAGAAAGTGGCGATTGATGCATCAAAAGTTAAACTATATTTGTTGGACCATTTTTTGTATCAAACAAGAGCCAATGATCAATTAATGTCAAGTGGTTTCAACAAGGACACATGGTATTTATCAAGTTTAGAAACCGGTTTCTATCAATTAGCCACAAATCTTTTATTTAATCTTTATAGCGAAAAAAAATTGAAGCAAGTTTCTATAGACTATATATTAGGACAGCTTATTGAAAATGCAAAGATGAAGAAAATAACAAATGTTCTAAATAGTGAAGAAATAATAAAGAAACTAGAAGAACTTAGACTTGGTTTTTTTGATGAAAAAACAGTCGGATTTTTGTCAGGTCTTAAAGTACTAAGAGACGAAAACGCTTCGCATCACGATATTAACTTTTCTCATCCAGAGGTTATTAAAATTAAGGAAGTTTATGAATTGTTTTACAAAATGAACAATACCTTAGTAAGTTTGTTAGAATATTTAGA